TATTGGGCTTGGTGCAATATCAGTTTTGATGCAATTATTTAAATATGTGAATGTACTCATACTACAAATATACGAAATTTATTTGATTAAACCTAATGTTTATTAAAATAAATCTCCCCAATCTTCTCCTTCATTAGCCTTTGAATAATCAGTAGGTCTAATAGCGAAGAAATCAGTATGTGTAGTACCACCGGTTAAGTGATAGAACCATTCTAAATTATCAGCTTTCTTAGAGTTGAATTCGAAAATACCATCATAACCTAATTCTCTAAGTTTGGTATTTGTTCTCGCTTTAATAAATTCTTTCAAATCTGATGATTTTAGATTTTCTAAATCACCATTTTCAAACATCTTATCAATAAAATGAGATTCTAATTCTACGATTAGTTTAGCTGCTTCTTCGATTGATTCTTTACTAGCTTCCTTTAATTCAGGAAACTCTTCACACATATGATTGAACAATTGACAACCCATCTTAGAATGTAAGGATTCATCCCTTACAGACCATTTCATTTGTTGTCCTATACCTTTCAATAGATTTCTCATTTGGAACGAATATAGAACCGCAAATGATGAATAGAGCGATACTCCTTCAGCGAATGCTGAAAAGATTGCCAAACTTCTTGCTACTTCCTGTCTTGCTATCGGATTTGTTTCCAAATCGTTATGTGTCCAATCAGCTGTAGTAGAAGTTAAGAGTTGGAATTTCTCAGCAACTGCAGGTTCGTGCAAAAATGCTGAGAAATCATCTAACCCTAATGTTTCATTTAGATATGAATATGCGGTTGCATGAATTGTTTCTTGTGAACCAAACATCATAGCCATCTGCTTAATTTCATGCTTTGGAAACCATTTGGTTACCATCGTAGTCCAATAATCAGATACAGCACATTCAGTTTGAGCAAAACCCAATAGAATGTTACCAACCAAATGTTTTTCATCAGATGTAAGATTTTCATTCCAATCTTTAACATCACCCTGCATTGAGATTTCAGTATGTAACCAAAATGCCTGAGCTTGTTTTAACCAGCCTTCTTCATAATACACTGGAAATTCAAATGGTTTGTAGGGTATTCTTTCAGTAAATAATTTGCTCATAGTTTTAACTCTATTATTTAGTTTCCTCTATGGATACTTTTCTATAATCAGTTACCAATTTTTTAATCTCACCAATAGCTTTTCTAGCTCTTGATTTAGCAGCTTTGGTTGTACCATTGTGCTCTTTTTCAAATTGAGTGTATAACTCTTTAATTTGTTCGAAAATTTCTTGCGAATTTGCCATAATCTTTATTTTGTTTTTAATTGTTAAGTCCAACCATTTTTTCAGTTGGGTGATTATAACTATTGTATATATTGAAAAAGAATTCAATTTACAAAGTTAATTTTTTTATTTTTTTGTTTGGTATTTTTACATACCACATATTGATTGATTGAGTATTATCCAAAGTTATCTACATATTTTTTATGTAATAATTTCTTCTCCATAATCGCCCCATCATTACTTTCTTTTGATGTAATAATTCCATCAGATGATGATGCTTCAAATACTTCAATTGAACCAATATTAGTATCCATTTTAGATGGGAATGTTAATCCATCCGGTCCGAATCTATTCTTCATCACGTGAAATCTAGCGGTGTTGTTTAATTTATCTTTAGATTTTCTACTGATACTCATAATGAAATCTGCGTTCATAACTTTAGCGTATGAATCAGCCACTTTATCAGCTTCAATAACTTCACTATCAATTGCCGAACGATTGGTTTGAGATGCTGTCCAAACGGGTATTCCTAACATACCACCCATTCCTCTTAGTTCAATATAAACACCACCTTGCTCACCATAAGTTGATTCTGATTTGTTTGTAGTAGAGAGTAGTAAATCAGCGTAATCAATAATAACTAAATCCGGTTTATTACCCGCAGCAGTCATCTTTTCAATGTGAGATTCGATGTTTCTAGCTGATATACCCTTTGGTGGAAAATACTTAATGAGTAATCTACCTTTTAGTTTTTTAATCTTTTGAAGTACATCCTCTTTTCTATTTTTTAAATCCCCAGATGGGATTTGTGTGAATACAGTATCATATCGCTGTCCTACATAATGTTCGGATAATTCTAATGAATAATGTACTACATTCATTCCAGCTTTCACAGCAGCCGCTCCAAGTGCACATAGTACCCAAGTTTTACCAACTCCTGATGGTGCAACTATTACTCCCAATTCACCGGGTCCTAATCCACCATCCATTAACCCATTAATACAATCCCAAGAAGTTGGTACAGTTGTTCTATTTAAATCTTCACTACGTTCTTCAAAATCTAAAACGTAATCTAAACCCAAATCAGTATCAACTCCAACTTTCATTGCTTTATCTACTAAATCTTTAATTCTATCATAAGAACCAGCTTTTAATAAATCAACGGATTGTACAATTGCTTCTTTAAGATTCTGATTGATGCAAAAGTTAGAAAATTCTTTTTTTACATAATCCAAGTCATTATCACCTAATTGGGTAAATGCCAATTTAAGTTGTTCAACAATTCGTTTCTGCATTCCAGAATCTTCCATTTTTGAAATTTCAACTTTAAACACATCTAATGATGGTGTACGTTTGAAATCATCATAATATTCCATTATCTCCTCAACAATCCATTTGTTTGCTTCGGATTCAAAAAACTTAGGATGTATAACCTCTCTGAGCGTATCTAATAAACGAACATCAGCAATCAAACAAGATAAAACTTTTGTTTGAAATGATTGTCCGTATTTAGATAGTGTGTCTGTATTTTGCATGTATATAACCTATTTGTTTCCACAAAGATATAAAAAATTTGTGATAAAACCTAATTTATTTTATAATAATGTTGTGGAATGTCGATTGTAACCAATCATTAATGTCTCTCCAATTTTGTAAAACCTTATATTTGTTACCAACTTTAAGGAATTCTAATTTATTGAATGCAACATCATCTTCTCTGAATCTATCAATTATCTTAAGCTTTTGATTTGTTGGTATATGTGGTTCTTTCAACTCCATTAATCGCTTATTCATAAGGAGTTGTTCCCTTGCTTCTAAAATATCATTATAAAGTTTGATTTTACCCAATTTACCTTCACACATTTGAAACAATTCATCATGCGTAATAAGTCTATCTTCAGATAGTTCAGGAAATCGTTTAAGAAGTGTTTTGATACCACATCCTTTAATACCCGGAATGTTATCGGATTTATCCCCATCTAATGTACGATATAATAGGAGATTTTCAGGCCAAATTTCAAATTCATCAAATACAACTTGTCTATTATATAGTTTCTTTTTAGTTGGTGAAAATACACTAACTTTATCAGAAACTAATTGTAGGAAATCTTTATCAGTTGAAACAATTACAACTTCACCATCATACTCATTTTGAGTATATTGGGTTAAATATGCAATAGTATCATCTGCTTCAATTCCATCGTAAATCATTGTTTGAACTGGTAGATAATCCAACATATCATTCAGCCATACAAATTGTTGCCTCATTGATAATCGTTCATCCTCTTCACTCATCATCTCACCATAGGTGCGATTAACTCTAAATCTATTCTTCTCTCTACCAGCTTTATATCCTTCGTGGATTTTCTTTCTGGATTCAGAACCATTCTTACCATCAAAAGTTACAATAACTCTCGTTGGGTTGAATTCTCTGATTTGATATCCAATTGATTTTAATGAACCAATAACTCCACCCGTATGGTCACCATCCTCATTCATTGTAGGATTAGTTGTCCAGCTACGGATGAAGGTATTAAGTCCATCAATGATAAGAACTCTACTGTTTCTCTCTCTTAGGTGGTTTGTTTTGTGTTCCTCACTCACTTTATTGAGGATATCTTTATAGAGTTCTTTCATTAGTTAGTTTTATCAGAGTTAAAATAAGTTTCTATTGCTTTCAATCTATCATCTGCATCTACCAACATTTGAAGAGCTTCTTCAGCGTTGTTATAGAAATCATTTGTAGAATGGTCACCAATTCCAGCTGGATTCTTTTCTAATAATTCTAATGTAAGTAGTGCTTTTGCTCTATCGGCTTGTGCACTTGTTTTTAACATTTCTTTCAATCTACTCATAACATATTTTTTATAATTTAATCCCCGATTACCTCAGAATCTACTACCAAATTATCGGTATCCATTGAATCCTTTTTATATTGTAAGATTGTTGCTTCACAAATTCCTTTGTAAATTTGTTCTCTAATAGAGTCATTATCTTGTAATAATTTTGGGAAATCTTTAGATTGATATTTGATAATTTCACCAGTATCAATATCGGTGTACTCATACCAAGCACCAGTTTGTTTTACCAAACCATGCTCTTTCATTTGCGCCAACCATGCTCCATAGTTATCGATTCCTCTATCAAAGAAGATATCGAAATCAGCGGAACGTAATGGTGGACCCATACGATTTTTAACAACCTGACAACGTACTTTGATACCTACGATTCTATCGTTACCATTTTCCTTTGCCTTAATGGTTCCCATACTCTTTAATCTTAAACGAACCGATGCGTGGAAAGCGATTGCTTTACCACCAGAAGTTGTCCAAGGGTCAGAGAATGGCATAGCGTTCATCTTCTGTCTTAATTGATTTGTGAAAACCAATGTGATTTTCTGTCTACCAATTAAGTTTGTGATTTTACGCATTGCCTTTGAGATAATAATTGCTTTATCGGTTGCGTATCCATCTTTACCATAATCTGCTTCCATCTCCTTTTCAGTTGATGCTGCTGCTACTGAATCCACTACGATTGTTACGAGTTTATCTTTCGATGCTACTCGCACTTTCTCAATAATGATTTCGGTGTATTCGAAACATTGTTCTACTGTCTCAGCCGCTACATATAGTAATTTAGATACATCTACTCCAATTGCCTGTAAGAACTCTCTACTGACCGCATTTTCGGTATCTATTAGAACCGCAACACCACCTTGCTTTTGTGTTTCAGCAAGGAGGTGAGCAGATACTAATGATTTTCCAGATTGTTCAAGTCCAGTAATTTCGGTGATTCTACCAATAGGTAATCCACCATAAGGTCGATTAGAAATGGCAACATCTAGCATTGATGCTCCAGTTGATACCCACCCACTCACGTCGGTTGGGGAATCTCCGGCATCCAAAAAGAATGCTACTCTTTGGTCTTTGGATTGTTTGTTTAGGGAATCAGCAAGAACACTTGCTAAATCCACCTCTTTCGATGTTTTTGCCATATAACTTTTTAGTTTTTAGTTGTTGAATAAGTCATCAAATGCTGATGCTACATCATCCATTTTCTTACGTTCCTCAACTGCTGGTGTAGCGGCGAATGCTTCATTTTTAATTGGAGCTGCTGCTGGTGCCGATTGTGGAGCCGGAGCCGGTGTTGATAATGTTGATTGTGAAGTTGATTCAGAACCTTCATCACCAGTTGGATTCAACCACCCTTCTAATACACCTTTTAATTCAGCGTAAGAAAGTTCCTGATAGATATCAGTAATGTTAGTTTGACCTTCCATTGCTGCTTTCAATTTTTCAGAATCTTCCAAAATAGGAGTTTGAGTTGGTTTAACTCTAATTGTAGTTACAGGATAAGAAGTTCCTGCATCTTCAGCTGATACATAATCAATAGTGATATCTCTACCAGTTGTTGGGTCGGTAATATCTCCATAATCTGGGTCAGCGATGTAACCTAAGATTTCCTGATAAACCGTCTTACCAAATCCCCAAAATTTAACTCCTTCGTTTTCTTCACCTCTTACAATAACAGGTACGAATGTTCTCAACTTCGGTTCCATTTTCTTAGCAGCTTTCCAATCTTCCTTATCACCCATTCGTTTAAGTTTGTCAGCAAACTCAACAATTGGGTCAGGTCTTCCGAAAGACATCGGAGATAGATAAGATTTGTTGTTAATGTTGTAGTGGAAATAAAGTTCGATAAAAGGATTTTCTTTGTTGAACTTGTAAGGTACGATTCTCACTTGAGTCTTACCATTTGCTGGTTTCCAAAGATTGTTTTTTGTACTTCCAGTGTTTTGTAGTTTGTTTAGTCTACCTCTAATTGCATCTAAATTAATAGCCATTGTTTTTTGTTTTAAAAGTTTATAATTAAGTTTTAATGGTTTTATTATGGTGTCTTTCCTACACCTTATATAAATATCAAAAAACCAAGTTTTAAGATGGTCTTATCCATTTATTTATACAAATATACGAATAAAATCTGATACTTCCAAATTTTATCCGTAATATTATTTTTTAGTACGATGGTTTGTCAATGCGTTGATTATATTAACCAATCGTTCAATTTCTTTATCTTTATTACTGATGATATCCATCAATGTAGGTTCAATTGAATTGAGTGCTTCTATCTTTGCTTCCACTCTTGCCAACTCAATACCTCTTATTTCTTTAGTTGAATGAAATTCATGTTCATATTCTCCCAATTGTCTATGACATTGAATTTCCAATTCTGCAACTTCTTTTAATCTTTTGATTTTATGAGTTTCAATATCATTATCTACTTGATTAAATTTTTCTCTACGATACAATTCAATTTCTCTATTGATTATATTCTTTTCAATTTCCAAATCTCTCAATTCCTGAGCTTTGGTATTATTTGATTTATTTCTTCCAAACATAACGTTAGTTTTATTATTTATACAAATATACGAAATTTATCTGAGAATACCAAATGTTTTCTCAAATACTTTATTAAGTTCTAAAGTGAGCTCCCCCACCATAGTTATATTGTGGTGCATTTGAACTCCATCCTTTGGAATGATTACTAAATGGTTTGGCTGCTTGTGCGAATCTACCATATGATTGAACTGATTTAGAAGGTCCACCCATTGAATCCCAAGCAGATTCCCATTTCTCAGGCATTACACCATTTTTAAATTCTATAACTGGTGTATCTAAATCTTCCAATAATTGGGTTACCTCTTTAATTGGGAATTTGTAAAAGGTATTTACTCTAAGTGTTTTATCCACTTCTATAAAAAGTATAGAACGAGCTTTAAGTTTACATAACTTTAATCTTTTTGTTTTAGTTGCGGTTCCTTGTGAAACCGTTACATCAAAAATCTGTCCAGCGGGTACTCTATCAAAATTTATCATATCTTTTAGGGTTTTAAGTTATAACTCAAATATACAACAAATATTTGATAATTCCAAATAAAAAAGGGAAAACTTTCGCTTTCCCTTTAAATTATTGATATTCAATGTGTTATTAAACAATATCTTTCGATTCTATTAATGTATATGTAAACGATTTACCATGTATTGCACCTGATTTTCTCGTAATAACCATAAATTCTTCAAAATCAGCTGCTTTTTTGAATACTTGACATCCTTCAGACCAATTTTCAACATAAGTTGAATCTGCTCCAGCTTTGTGGATGTTGATACCAAAGATACCTTCTTGGATTTTGGTTTCATCATAGTTCATATCTCTATTAGCATCTCTATAAACCTTAACCGGCTTTTGTTGTTTAAGTGCTTCGTATTTACCTTGATGTAATCCCAATGTATGTGAACCTCTATATTGACCCGGAACTAAACGAGCAACTCCAGCTGCATTATGATATTCTTTAACTCCCTTTGTACCAGGGTCGGTTGTGTTTACCCATTCTTTGTAAATCCAATTACCACCATCTTTATATGATACTGAAATTGCATCATCAAATACGTTAGTAACCTTTGTACCGGTTGATGAATTTCTGATACCTACGATGTTTAAATCAAATCCTTTGTTAGAAGCATCTTCAAACCAAACGTATCCTTTTGATTTAACTGCTTTTTCAATTTGTTCTTTTGTGTACTTTGCCATAATTTTTTTATTCTGTTTTTATAAATATAACATTAGTACGAAATTGTTGTACTATTAGAATAACCGGTATTAATTAAGTAGTAATTTGAACTTCCACCACTTGTTGGATTATTTATTATAATTGAGGATGTTCCTATATAGGTAGGGCGTAAATCAGTAGTTGATGAATTTATTATATTATATTGTGATTGGGTAAATAATCTAACATTTGGTAAAGAATTTTCCCATATAGATTTCATCCCAACTTTTTTCATATGAATATAATAAACATCAGATACAGTTACTTCACCATCATTATTTACATCGTACTTATAATAATCTAATCCATTAAATGAATTACTAATAACTTTGTACATTATAGAATTAATATCACTGGTACTTAGTTGTGTTGTAGGTGTTGGAATATCATATTGAATATACCATTCGGTTGCTGGATTGGTTGATTGAGAAAATGAATAATATCCAGAAGAGTTAGTATAAACTGTTTGATGTAAAACCCATGGAGTAAAATCGTTAATATAATCAAATTCTATAACATAAGGTAAAGATGTATTTCCTAAATCATTCCATTTACCACCTGTAACAAATTGTGTATAATCTTCACTGGGTGAGTTATTAGGTTCTCCGGAATTCCAATTTGTGTATTGATTTAATTTATATCGATATGCATATAAGTTATATGTTCTATCAATTTCATCGGCTGTTATAGCTCTATTGAATATTTGATAATCACCTAATCTAAAATTACCATAAGCTCCAGAACCCATATTAGTAACATCACTTAATCCAAATGCGAAATATTGTCCGTTTCCCGAATACACATACGGAACATCTCTAGTAAAATTAGTACTTCCAAAATTTACATTATTTAAATATCCTTTCATTGATGCCCCATCATAAGTAATAGAAACCAAATGCCAAGCGTTTAATGTAATAGATGTACTTAATTGAGTAATTCCACTACCATTCCAAAATCCAACTCTAAGGGTATTACTTCCAGTGATTTCCATTATTGATTCATGCCAACCTGATGTAGGACTACCAACACCTAATTCCGATGATATAACTCCATTTCCGGTTGGATATATCCAAGCCATTATAGTTATTTTATTATTCGAAAATTTGGATGCTAAATTATTTGTTATTGCGTATTGATTAGTTCCATTGAATGTTAAATATTTCCCACCAGTACTTGAGTATGATGGTGTATTGTATAATGTAGAATTAATACCAGATACAATATCAGTTAGTGTGGTTCCTGATGTATAAGAAGAAACATCATAATCAGCAACCAATCCATCAGTTACTTTAGTTTCTGTCCAACGAAATCCACCAGCTGCTTCCGAATAAGTATATCCAGAAACTCTATCTTGATAATATCCAATCCAACCAGATGGCCATGTATTAAATAAGAAATTGTTCTCAGCTGAATTAGATACGGTAGCTAAGTGACCTCCCATATTTTCACAAGCAACCTTTGCATTAGTCCAAGTCATTGAACCAGTAGAACGATAGTAAGAGTGTCCGTTATAATTGGTTTGTGATGTAAACCCAGTAAGAGTTGGTGTAGTACGTTTATATAATTTTACAGCAACATTTTGAGCTGGTAATCCACCCGCATTATACATATAACCCGAATATGTAAATGTTTGAGCAAATACAATATTGGATATTATTAATAATAACAGGGTGAGATATCTTCTCATATTACATTTGGTTAATAGCACTTATTAATGATTTTTTTAATGCAGCTGAAAACGCTGATTTTTCAAATGGAATATTTTCATCTTGCAATTCAATAAATGTAGATTTTACATCAGTCTTACTTTCACCAATTCCAGTATATACTTTACCATTAATAATTAAATCAACAGTCACAATAGTAACTTTTCTTTTCTTTTCAAATGGTCCAATTGAAATACTTGTTGTAGGTGCCTCAATACTCTTAACAACAACCATTACTGATTCACCATCTTCACATATACTATATTTTTCAGATAGAATTTCTTCAGTTATTTGTTTAACACCTAATGTAAATCTTTTAGGATTTATATTTTCAATTTTAGCAAGACTCTCTACATTTTTAACAGTGTAGCATTTTTGTCCATAAGTTAATGATGTGATTAACATCAAAGATAGTAATAATAATTTTTTCATTTTATAAAAGTGCTTTAGCACCAAGTAATACTTGGTAGTTTATAGCATCACTCTTAAATTGTTGAACACCACTAAAACTGATGTTCATTTTAAATTTCTGAGTTAGCTTGTAATCAATTGCAACAAATGGAACTGCTAATAGTCCCGATTGATACCACATGCCTTCATAATAATATACAAATGGTGAATATACTGTAACAAACATCAATGTAGTACTCATTTTTTTTCCTACATCGAAATTACCAACAACTCCGCCTAAAGTTGATAAACTTTGGAATTTGGATTCACCAATATTACCAGTAGTATAATTTACTCCCAACGTTGCTGTTATTTTTTTTATTTTATACGATTCCATTATCGATGTTGTATTAAAATAATCCTTTTCAAAATTCAACATAGATGAATTTGCAACTATTGATGTTAAGTTTTTACGTCTCCAAGCTGCAAATAGTGTTATACAAGAATTATCAATTGCAGTAGTATAATTTACCAAAGCCCCTTTAGCAAATGTATTCTCAGTATTTGATGTGATAAAACTCATATTAATTTTAAGTTGTTGTGGTTCATTACCAGAAGCACTTGATATAGTAACAATATCACCAGTCATCATAATATTACCACGTTTAACAGCTGCTACTTTAGCTTTAACCTGAGATGAATTAGATGATGAAGATGATACAGCCTCTTCAGCTTTTTCTTCACCTGTTTTTTCTTCCGATTCTCCTTTTGATTTAGTTGATTGCGATGAACTACCAGATGTACCATTTTTATCATCTGATTTATTGCCGTTAGATGCGACTTTTTCATTACTCTGAACTGTACCTTGTATTGCTGAACCAGCTGCTCCACTTATAGATGAAAGTGATGACATGGTTGACATAACGCTTGTTAACACTGCTATATTATTAGCTGCAACCGTTACATTTAAATTGGTACTTTGTGCTATACCAACACCACCACAAGGGCCGGAACCTTGCGGATTACTCGCATTAACTTGATTAATCCAACTTTCTAATGCACCGGATTGTAATTGTGTTTGAGTAAAACTTTGAATTTGCCCAGAATATATTAATGATACGCTACCATTTGGGCTATTAATAAAAATATCTTTGGATTTTAAGGTACATGGGTCTGTAAATGTATATGAGAACCCTTGTCCTAACACCACCATAGTAGAGAACAAAAAACTTATTGTTATTAAAAGTTTTTTAATTTTCATCTTGCGAATCCAATGTATTAGATAAAGATACGCCATCCTCTTCATCTACCTTTTGGATTAACATTTTGTCTCTATCTTCAGAGTTGAACCAATAATCTATAACTTTATTTAAGTTACCAACAAAGGCACCTAATAAAATTAATAACATTTCTTTCCAGTCTTGTCCAATTTCTACACCAAAAAATACACCAGAGTTGATTCCAACAATAATTAAGGTAAATAACCCTAATATAATTGCGGTAATTCTCCAACGATTATTTTGCATTTGTTGCAACATAAAATAGAAACGATTTTTATCATCTACTTTAACATAATCAGATTTACCACCGAAAAATTCACTTATTTTGCCCATTATATTTAACTTTTAAATATTCCCTTTTTAATCATTTTTGAAACAACTCTAGATGCTCCAGTTTCAAGAGCTTTCTTAGTTGATATACCAATAGTTGATTGGTTAAATTTAATGTCATCAACACCATCTAATAATGATGCAGTTTTAACTGTACTTGCTTCACCCAAACCACTACCGGTAATAATTTCACCAGTTTCAGCATCAACGAATCTAACCTGTAAACCCAAACGAGTTGTTTGAGTTGTTTTTGAACCATCAGTCATTTTGATTTGTTCATCTTCGGATACTGAAAAGTCATATACCTCAATATAAACGAAGTATTTTGCTAAAATAACATTACCCTTCACTTCTATCTTATTACTTGATATACCCTTATCAGATGCCTTATCCTGTGCAATCATTTTTTGTTTAATCTCCTCACGGTCCTCAGTAAACTTAAATCTATCTGTTGACTCTAAGAATTCTAAAACAATATTAGCAACACCAAGCCCAACTCTCTTATCCTTTAACTCAGGATACATTTCGTAAAGTTCTTCGTTAATACCAATTTTTAAAACTTGAATTGGTAAAACGATATCACCATCATAGTCACCTACAACTGCAATAGATTGTTTTTTTTCAAAATCAGCTTTATATTCTTCGGTTTTAATAGTTCCAATTGTTTGTGCATTACTAACAATAGAAAATAATAAAATTGAAGAAATTATTAATATTAATTTTTTCATATTACCAAGAATCCTCTTCTTTTGGTTTAGCAGGTGCTGCAGCTGGTGCAGGTTTTTCTACAATTGTTTTTTCTTTAATAATTGTATTTGTACCACCCGATTGTTTTTGTTGATTAGTGTTATTATTTTGTAGATTGATAATTACAGGTGCAGCTGGAGCAGCTTGTTCTGTTTTAGTTTCTTCTTTATCATCTCCACCATTAAATAGAGTTGTTGTAACCCAAGTTCCACCTGCTAATACAGCAGTTGATAGAGTTCCAATAATTGTTTTCTTTAAACCTGACCAAGTTCCTTCTGATTCGGGTGCGTTTGTTTCTTCTGACATAGTATTGTTTTTTTGTTTAATTTGTTTTGAGTTGATTATAACAATTATGAGGTCACATTTGTAACCTCATATTATTATCTTAATATAATTTTTTTCGATAGGTTATTGGTAGTTTTTCTAAGAACTGCAACATAAACACCTGGAATTAAGTTACCTAAACTAACTTGGTATTGGTAATTACCTTCAGGCATATTATCATTTACTACTACCCTATATTCAATACCATTAAGACCATATACTGATAACCTAACCGGTCCAAATTCTTTAACTTCAAATTTTACGTTAACATAATCATCAGTTGGGTTAGGGAATATTTGCATACCCTCTATTTCATCAATAGTAACATTTGCCATTCTAAATACCTGTATAATACCATTTGCAGGTGTGATACTTAAATCAACACATTGATTGTTACCAGCGTATTTGTTAGTAGTCCAAAGAGGACTTGTACTCCATTGGTCTTGAGGTCTTTTTGCAATAAATTTTAAAGTTACAACATCATCACCATCTCTTAATGGTTTTATATGTGTACCACTAATATCATATCCACCCCAAGAAATTTCATTATTATTAGTATTCAAATATGTTAACCAACTTGAAGTAGCTGATTTCGATTCAATTCCTTTAAATTCCAATAGAGTATCGTTGTATTTTAATCCAAATTGTAATGAACCAACCTCAGTACCATTTGTTAATACCTTTACAGGTATATTAACTAAATTACCTTCCTGAACTGATAATGTTGGAACATTTACTTCAATTGAAGTTGTTGGAAAATCATATTCTACCCTAGCATCAATTACATTGTAAATTTGAGATGGAACGCCAGGTTGTGGTCCTACTAAAACCTCAATTGGAGTAATACGTGCCATACGATATCCCGTTCCATTTGCATCACCCGGTACTAATACATAGAATGTAACCGAATCAGGTTGTCCAGCAACAATATTAAACGTAAAGTTAGTTACACCAGGAATTGTTGATGTATAATTGGTTGTTGAGCCATTAATAGTAGTATATTCAGATTGTGTAAAGAATTTTACATTTTGAACACTATTAGGCCATGCGGTGAATCTACCAGAAATTCTACCAAATATACCATATGCATCCGATATACTTAAACCATTATCACCATTAACATCCGATGCGTAAAAATCAAATCCAGTTGGTGCTTGTGTACCTAATACATAATCTTGTACTCTTTGTGCATCTGCCGTAGATATTACATTACCAACTGATAACGTATCTCCCTGTATTTTTAATCTAACATCATAACCAGTTGTATCAATTGCAATTGCATTAAATGCAAAGTCACCATTTATATCAGTCATATCAGTTGTAACCTGAGTCCAAGCTCCACTTGGTCTAAGTTTCTTTTCTAAAGCTACAGTTAAATTCTTAGCAGCTGTTCCAGTTACGTTCTTAAATTTACCATGATAAGACATTGTTTGAGGTATAATATTACCACCAAAGTTTTGTAATGTAAGTGCGTTATCCATACCATTTTGCTTTGATGCAATTGCTGGATAAGTTACCGCTCCAAATGACATATCAGCAATAGTTGATAATGATGCAAATCCAGCTACGTGAGTTAATTTCAACTGAACAATTGGTCCATTTGGAATTTCAAAAGTAGATGAACTACCAGTATAAGTCATTGTGACAGTTACATAACCAGCAGCCGGATTATCAACATATTTTAGGTTCTGAGAAAATGTTGTATTCAATGTAGTAAGTGTGTCTACCCCAGTGAAAGCTTGTGTATCATAATAAACTCTAAACTGAAATGCTGTTATATCAGTTGTTGTATTGTTGTAAAAACATAGTCCTACATTAGTATAACCTTCAGCTACCGTACCAGCTAAATAATTTGAATCAAGTGTTATAAAAACACCAGAAGTTGTTGGCGTTGGGCAAGTTTGTGAATACCCAAAGATTGGTACTAATGATACCAGCAGTAAAAATAATAGTTTTTTCATCCGTTTTATATAATGTTTCCTATAAATATGTAGCGATTACAATTTTATCTAACTTTTTTAAATATTTATTGATAAAATATGAAACTGATTCTACTTTTAATTAATTTTTTATTTGTGTTTGATTGTTACTCACAAATTAAAATCGATGATGTTGGTGATAATTGGAAAGCAAAGGTAGCTACTTCATTATCACTAATAAAACAAGTTGACCCTAATAAATATGAATTAATTAATGATGTATGTAAACATATCACCTATTGGGATGGTGATTTTTCAACAACAGAAGATTCAGTTACCATAATGATATCCCAAAAAGATATGAGGTTTAATTCAATAAATAACATAGCAGCTATATTAGTGCATGAATCTAAACATTTATTTTATTTAAAGCATAACATAAAATTACCTCCGAATTATGAGGAAATATTAGCATATCATTATGAATTGGAATTCCTATCAAAAATACCTAATGTAGAACCTTGGTTGGTTAACAACGCACTTAAGAATATAGAATATTATGGTTTAGTTAAATAAACCAACCCCCATATTACTTTAATAAGTTATAGTATTCTTTGAAGTGTTTGATTCTATCAGCTAATCCAATAGTACCACCATTTACTCTTTTAGTTACCGATGTTACAGTAGCATCATCAAAACCTTTATCACAAATAGACCAAAGTTTATTTGAATCAAAGAAAAATGCAGCAGAAGCTAATGGATATTTAGTTGCTACCAAATCAGGATTTGCAACAGTATCTTCACCAATGAATTTAGCGAAGTTAGTATAGTTAGATTTACCAGTTAATTGAATATAACCACGTCCACGAAATTTAAATCCGTCTTTAGATGCTTCATCACCATTACCCATTCTTGATGCGTAAACTTTAGATGCAATCTTTTCAGGGTTTCTAGCATATGCAGCTGCAGTTGTTGAATTAAAGTATTTTCCGAAGATTTTTACTAATCCATCTGCTGAATAGTTAACATTCTCAGTAACGGCTTTGAATCCACCACTTTCGTGTCCACATTGTGCTAAGAAATGAGCTAATCTTAGAGGAGTTGTAATATTGAATTTAGAAGCAGTGTCTGGAATTTGAGCAATTACAGAATCAGGAACGTGTCCTTTAAGAGCTGCCAATTTAAATGAAGATGCTGGTACAGCAACAGAAGGAGTTGGAGTACTTGCACCCAATCCCATCTTTTCCCAAGTAGCATCACCAACGATACCATCAGCAGTTAATCCATTTTTTGTTTGCCAAGCTTTTACAGCTGATTCAGTACCAGCACCAAAAACTCCATCAGCGGTTAAACCTAATTTTGCTTGTAATTTTTTTACATTTTCGTTATTATCACCTTTTTTAACTAACATAGTATATTATTTTATTTAATTGTTATTTTTTAAAATGACCGGAATCTATAATTTTAAAGTCATTTCCATTTCTATCTATCATTTGGTAGTGAGCTTCTATCAACCCAAACCATTCATCTATATGATTTAATACTTGAGTTGCAGTAAAATCTGAACAACTATATAAATCAAATTGGAACATTGGTGGATTATCATTATCCCAAACGTGAATACTAGCATGCGATGTTGCTAATGTTACTGTTCCCGTTATTCCTTCGTTGCCCGGTTCGTTAACATAAACCGATGTAGGACCGGCAACTACTTTCATTCCTACTTTATTAACTAATTCACTAAACCAAACGTTTAGTATTTTTTCCGTTTGAGGTGGAGTTTTAATGCTTCCCTTTACAAGTAAATGTAAATGATTTGGTATAAACATTTTAGATATTCCTTATTGTTTTTTTGTTATTTAAATTCTATAACCTCAAATACTCTAGTTTGTATTCGTTTTGTACCATCTGTATTGGTAAGTATTATTGAGTTCTTAAATTTGGCCCAATCCAACATAAATTTGTTATCCAATACTCCATTATTTTCTTCTTTCACCAATTGGTTTAAAGCATTAATTGTGTATAAGGTATTTGATTCTTTTTTTCTATGAATAAGAATTGTATCCTCTAATGGATATGTTGGTTTATATTCGGTATTGATATTGTACGTTATGTACAATTCGGATAAATCAGTTTTGTTCTGTAAAATATAAATATAATTATAGACAATAACGTATGTCTCTCTTATATTTTGTAGAGTTTGTTGTAATCCATCTTTCGTTGTAAATGTACACAATAATTGTGTTTTCATATATTAGTTTTTATTATAAAGGGGGTTATTAATCCCATATAAATATAAAATTAAATTTCAAAGGTTATTTTATGATTTGTAAACTTCATCATTTGCTGTTTTCAATACTTTAGCAAATCGTTTATCCAATGTCATTTCAAATTTAATCTGTCCACCATACCCAACACCATCTTCTCTAACTTTAATTTCAGCCAATGGAATTATCTTTCCACCCACTTCAGCTTGATATCCTAAAAATGGAGGAGGACCTGTTTCAGCACTCAACTTTTCTTTTATCATATCGTAATCAGATGTTCCAAATATGTTTTTCATAATAGCTTTATCTAATGAATTTGAACCAATTGCCATAGATTCTTCACCATCAGAAACAGCTTTGAGTGGAAATTCAGAACGAATCTCATTTAACATACCTTCTTTCATTTTTGGATTTTCCGTAATTGCCTTTATTGCATTTGATTGGAATTCTTTATGGATTTTATCATTTTCCATAATATATTGTTTAGCTATATCATTTCCACCATCTGCTAATGTTTTAATACTTGCTAATATCACTTTAGATTTAGCTCTACTTCCTTTACCTTTAATAAGGTCATTTAATGCATCTGCAAATGTAGTTCCCTTTTCATCAAATATAGTTTTTAACTTTACAGACTCATCTGAACCACTAGCTAATAATTTTTCAATTTCTGATTTTAGGTTTGTACCAGTTTCACTTAATCTAGCTCTTTGATTTTCTTTATAAACATTTTGGTTTATGTTATCTGGTAAATCAGAATCCCATTCCATAAATTTACCAGCACCAGAATTTAAAAAGTTTACTTCAGTTGATTTTTTCAAAGAAACCTCATCTAATATCTCATCACCATTTTCAGTTTTTATCTTAATATACATATCAGTTGAGAATCCTTTGTTTTTACCATAATCTGATAATCCCAATGATTCAACATCATCTTTAGTATCCCAAGCAGTTGCAACTATTTTTGAGTTTGGGTATTCTTTTGTAATTCTATTTAAAATAGCCTGTCTATTATTTCTAGCGGATTGAATCCAACTCTTTGTTATAATACGACTTCCTTCAGTTTTTAATTTTGGATTGTTTTTTATTAACTCAGCCTCATGCGTTGATAATGAATCAGTAAATTCATTAAATTCATCAGCATTCATAGATGTACCCATCATCGTCATTAACTCACCGGCCTGTGCAGATATTTGGCCTTGTCCTCCAGGTAAATCACTATAATGTGTCCATTTTGTACCATCTCCAGTTGGTTTTGTATTCATCATTCTTTCCAATGCAGTTAAATACTTTTTAGGAAATTTAGGATTTTCAATTAATGATGCTGGTAACTTATATGGTTGAGGTGGAATCGGATTTGCTATTTTTTTATTTTTAATATCAAATTCCTCATCGCTTGGTTGAATACTTTTATTAAACTCCTCACTTTCAATTGAATTTATTTTAGTAAGTGTTTTATCTTTACCAGCTATTTCTCTCTTAGGAGATGCCATTTCTTTTTCAGCAGTATCCTTAGTTGGTTGATACGCAGGGTCATTAGGTGATAACCCAGCTCTATATGAATCACCACCCTGTCCAGCAAATACAGCAGGTTGTGGTGGTTCCGCTTCAGCAGGTGCTTCGCCAGCCTTTCCAGCTTCAACATCAGCTTTATCTTCCTTTTCTTTTTCTATATTTCTATTAGGTTGTCCTTCACCACCTAATTCATTATTTATTTTTTCTCTTTCAGGTGTTCCATCAGCAGGTAATGCTCTTTCAGCCGCTTCTCTACCAGGTTGGTCTTTAGCTAATCTAAGTAATGAACCAACTAAACCTTCTTTATCCTTACCATCTCTATCTTTGTATTTAACGGTCTTATTAAGTGCGGGTGATGAATAGTGTTTCTCTTCACTAGCTTCAGTAAGATTTTGAATAAGTTCATTTTTTATATGAGTATATCCCCACTCATCTAATATCTCAGATATAAGATAAATGTGTGATTGTTTACTCAATATAGGATAACCTTCATCGGAACGATAGGCTAACTCATGCAATAAGTCTAAAAGGAAGTCGTTTTTCTCCATAATTTCTGATTCTCTGAAACAATATTTTATATAAATATTAAAGTTTCGAGTAATCAGTTCCCCAGCTAGCATTAATGGGGAATCCACCACCTTCAGCTATCTCTTTTAACTTTTTAGCTTGAGATACATCGGAATTAGCAGGATATGAAAATAAGAATGAATCGTATGTGTATAGGGAAAGTTCTATATCGGTATCTTTGATAAATTCCAATATTTTAGCTACCCTTTCCATATTTAATTCGGTTTCGGTCGCTTGAAGTAGGTAGTTGAACAATTTTTGCGGATTGTTTCCTTCAATCCAATCTAAGGGGATTCTCCTATGTTGTGTTTGAAGATATCCAGCTTTGGTACTCTTATCCCACAACTTCTCAATGAACTCCTTAACACCCTTATAATAAGGTATTTGCTCAAACTCCTCAGGTATACCACCATATAGTAATTGGAACGTAATTCCTTTACCCTCACCATACTCACAACCATATTGGTCAGCTAACCATTGGTGTACGGATGTTTTGGGTAATTCGTAACCAATCAACTTACCAATAATACGTGGATGATACGCATCATAATCCATTTGTAGGAATATGTGGTTTGGTTTTGGGATAAACACCTCTCTCGTACCATCGGATTTGTTTAGGGCAGAGAAGTTGATTCCACCAAATCGGTTGGATGGACGGGATGTAATGGTGTATGGGTTGTATTGGGTGTAAACGATATCGTTGTGTAAATGTTTAGAAGCTTGAGGCCATCTATCAAGAAATTTTTCCCTATCGACCCGAACACCAAAATGTTCTATATCTGAAAGAAGGGGAATCATCGAATCTCCAACCCAATCATTCTCTATACCAATAGTAAAAGTAGAAGATATCACTCTAAGATACTCACCCCATTTCATAATAGGTGCTATCTTGCCCAAATTATCTCGTATACCTCTTCGGGTATAGTGAGTTATAAATGGTTGGTCCTCAAAACCTATCGGATATAATTTATTGTGTTGAAAAAATGCATCAGATTGTAAATCATTTAGGTTTTGTAAACCCAAATTACATTGAAGTAATCCCTTTTTGTTGATTACCCATTTTGCTTCCTTAGAAGTAGTCAAATCAATCGTAGGAGTCTTACAATCAATATGGTTAAATGGTACAATAAAGTCCTTATCATCAAATCTAACATATAGAAATGATAATTTGTTATGTATAGGATGCTTTTCCAAATCAGACCATATTGGAATGATTATGGATGTCTTAGTATTCCATAAATTTAAAAACTCCGTTACTTCAGTTTGTGACTCTACTATAACCATCCTACAAATATACGAAAATTATTTGAATTTACCAAATTTATTAGATATTTGTTTTATTTTAAAGATATAATTTGAAAAATAGTGCTGATGTGCTGATGTTATACTACCTTCATTAAAATTTCCATCTAATTTAGGTAGATATATGTTGGATTGAAATCCTTCAGTTCTTAAATAGTCAACTTTATCTCTGATATGGAATATATCGTTCCACAAATCAGTTCCATTTACTTTTAAACCAGTATCAGTTACCCTACCTTCATTATGTACTCTAGCATAAGTCAAAATTCGTTTTATTGAAGTGTGTGCTAATCCTAAATAATCTAAACTACCCATAACTTCCAAATCATCAACGAAATTAGAAGTTACATCAAATTTATCGATTACTTTTAGTAAAGATGAGGTTCTCATTACATATGTGTGATAAATGCACATAATATTTGCTTTACTACAATGAATTATAGATGTAAAATGCTTTGGTTCATCATAATAGTTAGTTGTCCAACTCCAAGGATGAGTCCAAGGGTGATTATTAGGAATTGTATATGCTGTCCATAAATCTCTTGTCTTTGGGGCCTCTAATGGAGTTTGAGTTTGATTTATTTGTTGTAATGTAGTATTCTCAAAGAATACAGCTGAACCATATGAGAAATCTAACTCAGTATGTTGTGTATATGTGTTTGATAAGTACTCTAATGTATCTTCTGCCAATAAATCATCATCATCCAATCGTACAATCAATTCACCATTAGCAAGTTTTACTCCAATTTTCCAAGAATTCTTAAATAAATCGTATGGAGTATTTGATGTGTGGTATAAAACATCATTTTTAGGATTTTGTGATTTAAAATCTTTATAAATGTTAAAATTAACATCAGATGCTGAATCATCAAAAATAATAACCTCCCAATTCGTATGAGATTGAAGTTGGACAGATGCCAATGCTTCTTTTAATAAATCAGGTCGGTTGTATGTACGAACTATAACACTTATTTTCACTATTGCACAATTTTATATACAAATATATGAAATTATTTTGAATTATCCAAATTATATTTAATAAATTGTATAAGATTTGGTAAATATAGTGCTATCTTTGGTAATTTAAGTGATGTTAATTTAAGTGATGATGAATTTGAAGCTTTAATCTCTTCTTTAGTTCCTGTTAATCTCCAATCTAATGAAGCAACAGTATAAAAACTATTAGAAGCGTATTTCATCATAGCACTTTGTTTAACTTCATATATAGGTGAATCAAAATCATTTGCCTTTTGTAAAAAGTATCTGGTTATATACCCTTTTTTATAATCAAAATCACTTGGTTCCGGTAAATGCGTAACTACCCTTACCGGCCTATACTCTAATGGTAATTTAATTATATTTTTATATCTATCCAAATTCATATTTTATCGCTTTGGTCTATATCCACCAGTAACTTCAGTTGTCCATACCATACCTTCGATTGTATGCTTTACAGATAACACTTGGAAAAATCCACTATTATATGCAGATGGAATTCCATTTACTTTAAATTTATCACCCCTCTTAATACCACTTATACCATGTATTGAAAATGAAAAATTAATCGGCATTAATGGAGCTGTTCCCTTTTCTTCGGTATTTTTTCCAGTTTTAAATGCTGAAAATATGGATGAGTCATTAAATGCACCTAAATAACATATATCATATAAATCCAATCCATCTAATGTACTTTGCTCAGTATGTTCAACTTTAGGATAAAATGATAATTTACCTAATATTAAATTTAAATTAGCTTCTTTAGCATCTTCCGTATCCATTGTTGGAATTTTAGGAGGTGGGTCTTTCTTTTTCATTTTAACCTTTATCATATCCGTTTTACTACTAAATAAAGCTTTTGGTATATGTTTAGTATCCCCATTTAAACTCTGACCTAGTCTACTTCCTATAATTTGGTTCATTTTTGCTCCACTAATATCCAAATCAAGACTAGCTTCCATAAAAATAGAATCAGGACCAGTTAATTGAAATGTATATGGGGTAGATGGTGTACTATTTGTTATACAATTAGTTTCAAATACTCTTAATTCTGTAGTTGTTTCATTTACAGCATGCTCTACTAATTGGAAATCCCACATACCATTTACAGCAGATGATATTCCATTTAAAATTTGATAAAGTGCATCTTTAATAAAAAAGTTTTTAGTATCCATTACACCTTTTGCAAAATCAAAATTTATATACAAATCATGCAAATATCCCCACTCTTCTGGGTTTTTAGTAATAGTATCTGCACCATTTGTTTGTTTTTGATTTAATGGACCTGAGTTTGGAAATTCTACTACTCCACCAACCCTATTATCAGTAACAGTTGCAGCGCTGATTAATGCATTTATATTAGGTAATACATCTGAAATTCCTGCTAATTTCATAGCTGGTGTACTTTTATTTGGTATAAATAATTTAGTAGAATCAATACTATACATATGTTTAAATGCAGAACATGCAGTATCTTTTGTATTTAATATAAACGAAATTATTTTAGAATCTTCACCATTTAAAGTATATCCCTCTACACCAATTGCATTAAATATTTCCATTAATGCACTAAATCTTATAAATTTTTGCTCAGATACAATTTTAGTTCCTTTTGGAAATGAAACTTTTTCACCACCAACAAGTAGTTTACTTTCAGCAAATGTAATACCAAATAAACTTTTACCATCAGTTGAATCATTAACCATCCCAGATACCTCTTCATCAAATCCTATAAAATTATTTACATCAGATAAAGAATCTTGCAAAGCTTTTACATGAGCTGTTTGTCTTGTACCAGGAAGTGAATTATAACACTTCATCCATCTTTGTTTACCAAGAGCAGCTTCACCAGCAGTTTCTATATCATTTTCACCATAAATAGGTTCGCTTGCTAATGTACCTTCATCACCATCCTTTTGAACACCAGTTTCAGATGTAACTAAATACGATGGTAACTCTGTATATCCCGTACATTTGCCACTAATAATCCATTTATCACCATCTATACTAATACTTCCACCAGTATTAAATCCTAAGTAGTTATCGTATTCATAACCTCCCGTTTTTCTTTGTGCATCAGTTTTTTGAAATGATTGAAATGATGATACAGTTGCCGCATTTAATCCAACCAATCCACCAACTCCAGCAGCAGTGTTCCAACCCCATTCAATGAATATGGAATAACCCGGTTCTAAGAAATATTTAGATAATTCCTCCATTTGCGATTTACTAAAACAAGTAATTGAAAATGTTGCTTTTCTAGAAAGATTTCCTGCACCTTCATCAATTTCTAATGAAGTTACAATAGCAGCAGGTCTTTGAGGTCCACTACTACCACCACCAACAGCAGATTTACCATCCCAACGAGTTCCAATAATACCAGATGAATTAGAGCTACCATAAATACCAGCAGCATCAAATAGTTTTACATTTGGATTTGAATACATTGTTAAACCCGGACTTGCTCCAGATGTTAATCTAACCCACGCGTTTAAACCTGATACTTTAAATGAATTACCCTTTCTACCATCTAACTTGGATGTAATTCCACTTTTTATTTGAGAGAAATTTGGAAATGTTGACATAACTTATTGATTAAAATTGTTGCTTATCTCTATATAATTTGTAGGTATTCTTAATACAGTTCCATCTTGAATTCCAAATGGTGCATCATGTATATTATTAGCAGATGCAATTATCCACCAAAGTGATGCATCTTCATAGTATTGATATGCTAGAGTATCAAATCTATCATCTGATTCAGTAACTACATAGATATCAGTATCACTTAATGGAATATCAGGGTATATCTTTGAACGATATACTCGTCTACCATCATTAGTATTTCTGATTTCTGTATTTTCGTATCTACTTGCCATATACTTTTATTTTATTTATATGCATATTTTGATTTGTTATAAGTTGTTGATTTACTTTCAATTAGTGTCATACTAATAGCAACATCAACTATCATTGGCAATACCATACCTTTTTTAATTTCCCAAGGATAATTATCATCAATTGTATATGATAATGAATCTATAAATGCCTCTTTACCTTTATATAAGTTACCCACTGTAAAATACATTAAAGGTGGTGTAACAGATAACCCAGAATATGCAGTTGGATAAGTCATACCAGTCAACGCATCTAATTTTTTCCAAGCAATTGTATGTTCAGCTTCATTTAAAGAAAATACTTTAAAATTAAAACTAACACTACGTTCAATTCCAGTATATGTATAATAATTAAATGGTGAACCTATAAATTTATTAGAATCCCAACTTGGTGACATTGTTTCAGTTAATGCGGTAATTGTACCTCTAAATTGAACAAGCTTTTTATCAGCTACTGATTGAAATCTTAAAGCAACAAAATCAGCATCTTCATTTTTTGCATTTACATCCAATTCATTTATTATATCCCTATTGGTGTACATACCACGCTTATCAGTTTCTAAAAATGTAGTCTTATCCCACTTAGATTGTTTTTTAGATTCTGAGAATTTTTTTATTTTATCAGGTTCTTTTGAGAATATAATTGGTTTGAATTCTAATTCCTGCTTATATGATAAATCATTTCTATCTTTAGGTGTATCTCCTTCTGGAAATATTGTTTTAGTATAAGATGCACCTTTTGCATCAAGCTGTCCATTTTCAGGTTTAGTTGATGGAGTTGCATCTTTATCAAATCCATAATTAGTTGAAACAACTCCAAAAAAATCAGTACTGGTTTTAGTAAATCCAGTAACACTACCCTTTACAATTACAGTTCCTTCTGTTTTTAATCCAGTACGTTCCGAACCTCCAAATAGTTTATTTCTAAGCGCATCTTTACCAAGTTTTATAGCGGCTCCTAATGCTTGTTTACCAATAGTTTTTAAATTACCACCACCTAAACCTTTTAGTAACTTACCTAATAATGAACCTTCGGCTGATTTTTTAATTGCAGCTAAATCATTCATTCTATCTTGAACCAATCCTAAATTTATTTTTTCAGTACCAAGCGTTCCACCTGCCATCAATTTACCAACTACATAAGTTGGAGTTGCTCCTATTGGAATACCTAATTTAGAATTTACACTATCTCTTAATTTTGAAACCTTTCCACCAATCTTACCGCTATCACTCAATTCACCCGATGTAGCTGATTTCATAGCATCCAACATTGGTGTAGTTCTTAGTGTAATTCTCGTTAGTTCATTACCATATATTACAGGTGTTGATAATCCTCTGATTATACGAACTCCTGTCAACTCTTCTTCTAATAAAGTTTCACTTCTTCTTACACCAATTACTTTTCTTAATAATCTTGCAGCTGCAAATCCAGTATTATTTACTAATAAATCAGTAGTAGATATCCTAATATCTTTACTATTTCGTACATCATAAGCAACGGCAGCAGTTTTACCATCCTGAGATGCTAATTGTTTACTTTTAAATAATTCTTCTAATGTTTGTGCCATATTATATTGCGTATGAATTACTTCCTACCTTATTTACCACTCTACCAATTGCGGCTGATACTTTTGTTCCATCCATATAAACACCAACCTTACCAGAACTAAGGTCAGCTCTTAAACCTTTAATTTCATCTAATAATGCGGTATCACCACCTTCAGCACCGGCTCCTTCTCCACCACCCATTCCTAACATTGAACCAACACCAACTGCTATTGCTCCAACAGCAGCTACAGCCATTAAACCAGGCAATGCAGCTATACCAGCTACACCTACTAAAGTCAATGCTCCAGCTAATCCTACTAACGCAAGAGATAGAGCGGCTATTGGTGCAATGTATTGGAACATTTCTCCAATAACACTACCAACCGTTGACATTGCCGTTATAACACTTGTCAATCCACCACCTAATGTAGCTAGTGAAGTAGTTATTAAACTTAATCCAGTACCAACCAACATTATACCAGCTCCCACAAGAAGTAAACCAGGTGCGGCAATTAAACCGGCTAATCCGAATCCCATCAATGCTAACGATAATGTACCTAATGAAAGTGATAACATAGCAATCGGTCCAGCATATTCAAACATTCCACTCAATACACTTCCTATTTGTGGAAGTATTCCTAACACACTTCCTAATCCACCACTTAATGTAGTAAGTGCAGTTGATATTAGTGTTAATCCAGCACCAACCATCATTATACCAGCTCCCACAAGAAGTAAACCAGGTGCGGCTATTAAACCAGCCATACCAAATCCTATCAATGCGAATGATAGTACCCCCAATGAAAGTGATAACATAGCCATTGGTCCTACAAATGCGAATATACCAGCCAATACATCTCCGATTTGTGATATTGATGATATTACACTTCCCATAGAACCACCAATTGCGTTAAATCCAGCTGCGGCAACTAATAAACCAGCACCCAATGTCATCATTGCAATTCCTAATCCAGCTAATGCTAATAAACCAGCTCCAAATATAAATGCTCCTGCACCAGTCATCATTAATGAACCTAATGCGAATGCAGCTGCTCCAAATATTACTAAACCAGCTCCAGCTGCTATTACTGAACCAATGTCCAATCCACTTATTAAACTCATTGCGTATGCAAATGGTACTAATGCTAATCCTAATATTGCTACTGCCAATGCTCCTTTTATCATATCACCTTGTGCTTTTCCTAATACATAAGCAATTGCGGCCAAACCAGCTACCCCAACTAAACCCTTTCCAACATCTTCCCACTTAACAGTTGCAAATTCTTGGAATGCTTTAGCTGCTACATATAATGCGGCTGCCATAATTAACATAGCTGCGGCTCCTTTAATTAAATCATTTGCCTTAATACCCTTACCCATTTTACCCATCTTATCCCCAGCATCGGTATCCGGTGTTTTTATACTTTTTGCTTTATCACCAACACCAGCTAAAAGTTTATCTTTAGCTCCACCAGCAACAGCATCAGTAGCACCCCCACCAAATAAACCAGCTACTTTTTGTGCACCCATCTTAACTAAGTTCTTTAAGAAATCAGCTGATTTAGTAACTATACCACCCATATCGATGCCCAATGATTTAAACCCTTGGCCAAGTTGACCACTCATTGTAATCATCCCACCAAGCCCCTCTAATCCAGTACCTAAATATTTATTTAATCCCATGTTAAGGGTTTCCCCCATAGCACTAAACGTTTCATTTACAGCAGCACCCATTGTATTGGCATTCTCTTGGTTTGTAGCCATTTTTTCCAATTCTGCAACCGAAACTCCTAATAAATCAGCGGATGCTTTCTTTTGGAAGTAATCCATTTTGTTGAATGCTTCAATACCACCTAATGCACTTAAGGTTTCATTCATTGCACCTTGCATATCACCTTCATATGCTAATGCTCTAGCTCTATCTAAGTTGATATCTTTACCAAGCATTGCACCTAATTCTAATTCCTTAGTAATAGATGATTCGAAATCCAATAGGTTATCAGCAACACCACTAATGGTACTCATATTTACACCTAATTTCTTAGCGTATCCTGCTGCTTGTAATATATTTTTACCACCATCTTTTCCAAATAATGCAAACTCTTCAGCTGAACCAGCTAAATCTGCCATTAAATCGGCAGGTATAATTCCATTTTGGTTTGCAAACTCCTGAGTGGTTTTAATCATATTTGCTGCTATTTCGGTTGAACCACCATTCAACCTTGCAAATGAACCCATTAATCCAACTGCTTCGGTATTTGTTATACCCATATTAGCAGCTATTAACCCAACATTAGCTTGTGTTTGGAATGTTGCAGCAGATACATCTCCGAATTCAGATGCTAATGATTTTACAGTACTAGCAGTATCTTCAAATATAAATCCTAATGCAGTTGCGGATGTAGTTGAAGAGTTCAATCCTTGTGAGAATGATTGCCCCAACTCTTTATTCATATCACCAAATTTATTGGCGAACGCACCAGTTGCAATTACTAATGCTCCAATAGCTGCTTGAGGTCTTAGTAAAAATGTTGTTAAGGTTGAACCTAATGCTCCTATTTTTTTCTTTATAGCATCAAACGCAGTTGCCTGTTCTTCTAATATATCTTTTTGTTCTTGTGTTAGAGATGCCATATCCCTTGCAGCTACAACCTGAGATTCAATGGATGCTTCTATTTGCCCTTGAATACTTAGAAATTGTTTAGCTACATTAGTTCTCTTATCCAATGCATTAACTTGCTCTTGAATTTGGTCACTAATTGAATTTAATTTATCTTCTAATTCAGCTTTTTGAACAATATCATCAGCGGTTAGTTGAGCTAACTCTTTTGCTATCGATGATTGTTCGTTATATTGTGATAATATATCAGTTACAATATCAGATGATGTTTTATTTCTTTCAGAAATTTCACTACCTCTTGCTAATTGGTCTGATACACTAGTTGCTATATCTCTTTGTAATATCGCTTGAGTTCGCATTTCATTAGAAACAGCTGAGTATATTGTACCCAACGATTTAGCTTCTTGCTCTAATGTAACAGCACCCTGTACTGTTTTATTTTGATTATCAACAAATGTCTTTAAAGTACCTACTATTCCCTCTAATCTACTTTTTAATTTAATATAAGTTTCATCCAACTTAGCGGCATCTTTTCCCTGCTCAAGCTGAATTTGCTTAATTTGTTTTAGTATCTCAACTCTTTCTTTAAGTAGACTGTTGCTATCTGCCATAATTTATTATAAATCCTTAAGAATTTTCTCTAACTCTTTGATTTCTTTTTCAATGGTTGTTAATCTGGCAGTAACGTGAGTAGGAACTCCTTTCTTTTTGGCTTGTTGTATAAACCTGTCTTGAGTACCCTTTTGAAGGTCATCTAAAAAACGATTTATGAATCCAACAATTGAACCTTCGTTTAAATTTTTCTTTCCCATAATAATTTATGTTATTCGTACTCCTATAAATATAAAGATAAAAAAAAGTGAGGATTATCTTTTAATCCTCACTTTCGATTGTTGTTGTGCTTTTTTATGTTCTTCGGATTCTTTCTTTTTTAACTCAATTAATTTGTTAAAATAGAATTTTCTCCATTGTGATGGCATGAAATACACATCATTCCAGCTGAATCCATTACCATAATTAACCAACTCCCAAATTTGAGTATGGAGTTGAATACTATAATCACTCGGTAGGGTAAAAAAAGTTTATCCCAAATGGGATATCTAGCGCCTCCGTTTCGCCTGTTACATCTGATGTGAAATCAAATTTTAAATCCATATCCGGACTTAACTCCTTAACATATTTTCTAAATGCCTTAGTATCCAATGCAAGGAATCCATTTTGAATCCAGCTTGTAACAAACCCTTTATCTTCATTTCCATCAACAGATTGTATCATATATTTCAAACGAGTAGTAACATCAAATGTTTTTTCTCCCTTTCCTTTATATAATCTTTCTAATGCTTGAATTTCTTTTGTAATTTCAGTTTCATCACCGTGTGTTAGTAATTTAAATACCAACTCTTTACCTGATTTTGGTAATTTGAATTTATATCTATTTTCACCATTTAATAGAGATTCATTAACATCTTTAGTTTTCACCTTAGATAAATCAATTGTTACTGATTGTTTTTCCAATGTAAATGGGTCAGTAATTTCAACAGTATAATCAGCCCCATAACCTAATACTCTTGTTGCCATTAAAATTGCGTTTTTATCTCCAATAAATACATCGTTGATATTAACACCTTCTTCAACAACAATAGATTCGAATAATTTATCCAATACCACACCTTTTTTAATTAAAGTTTGTGATGCAAGGATATCTTCTTCTCTAGCTGTCATGTATTTGATTTCAATGTTACCCTTTCTTAATGGGTGTTTTTCGGGATACACTAACCCCTTTGATGGTAAATCAATAATTTCCGTTGGGAAATCGAATTTAGTATTGCTCATAATTAACCTTTATTTGTTTGTATATAAATATATACTTTTTGAAAAATTAAAAAAAAAGAGAGATTCTTAATAAAAGAACCTCTCTAATTAATGTAATTATTGATTTTTATTTTAGAATTCTAAAATTGCGTAATCATAAGCCAATGTCAATTCGATATCAGCTGCATCGTTTGAATCAAATGATAAATCTCCGAAGTTAGCAGATACAATAAATGCTCCTTTTAACTTCCATTGTTCGATTTTATCACCAACAGGCCCTAGCATATAGAAATCGATGTCCTTTTTATAGAAATCGGCGTAACCTTTTCTACCAGTTAACGATTCATATCCTAAACGAACCCATTCCATTACTTGTTGTGCTCCAGATGGAACGATTGGGTCATACAATGTTATTGTAATGTCCTGCCATTCTCCCTTACCTTGCAATTTGCGATAAGTGTTGATATGGTCTAGTTTAACCGGTTCGAAAGTGATAGATGGTCTAGCCGCTGATTTTATTAAGTAAGATTGAATTCCGTCAATCTCCATAATATAGCGGTTCTTCATCTTCGGTTCGAAGTTGGTAAACATCATTTGTGAAAATTCTAATACTTCTGCCATGTTTTATCTCCTATTATACTAATAAATATTAGTTATTTTTTTATTTGTTAATTTATGCTGAGAAACTTGCTCCAGTAGGTAAGATATTGAAATCAATTACAATAAATTCAGCAGTTTTTGCTGGTTGTAAGAATATCTGTCCTGCTAAAATGTTTCTATCTACTACATCAGGTGTGTTGTTAGATTCATCCATAACTACTTTGAATGCGTATAAACCTTGTCTTTGTTGAATTCCTTCTAAGTAAGGTTGTACAGTGTTGATAAATCTACCACGAGTTGCTGCGGTATTTTGTTCGAACACTAAGAATCTAGAAGTAGATGCGATATACTTTTTAACGGTAATCAATAATCTTCTTACGTTGATTCTATCCAATGCTGATGCTTTATCTTGCAACGTTTTTTGTCCAAATGCTACAATACCTTGCCCAGGGAAAGAAGCGATTGGGTTTACTTTGTTTTCATATAAAGTATCTCTTTCAGAATGTGTTAATCTATTAAGAACTGAAACAGCTCCTACGATTCCTCCTCTATTCAAACCAGCAGGTGCGAACCATTCAGCCGCAATAGCGTCATTTGATGCGTACACAGCAGGTAACAATACTGATGGTGGAACACTTATTAATTTGTTAGTGTTTGAATCAACCATCTTAACCCAAGGGTAGTAAGTACCAGCGTAGTTTGAATCAACTGCTGCTGCCTGAGTAGTAGCTTGTGCTATTGTATCAGGTGCTGCGTTAAAATCAGCGATGTAGAAACAATCTTGTCTAGCTTCAACCATATCAATTACTTTAGTAGTAACCGGAGTGTGTAATCTTCTAATAACACCCGGAGTTACAACCATATTGATATCATATTCATCAGCGTTTGAAATTGCGTTGATTGCTTTAGAGTATGCCTCATATCCACTAGCTACAGAAGTTGATAAATCAAATCCCTGTGAGTTAGCTGCTGATATTGCCGTTCCTAAGTTAATTGGAGTTGCCGGAGATTGTCCGTTAAATCCACCTTGGAAACCTAATATAAATTGTCTCTTAGCCATATCAGTTGAATCAGAACCACTCATTACATAAGTAAGTTGAGAATCAAATCCGAAATCTACGTTTGCTCCAATTTTAGTAGTTGGTAATGGTGCCAAATAATTAGCGTTATCTAATTTAATACCAATTGTTTCGAAATCAAAACCAGCAAAATAAATTGGTGAACCAGCAGTATTATCTACTGAACCAGTTTGGAAAACAACAGCAGGTATCCATTCGGCCTGTGTTGTTGTTGTTGTTTCAATTGGATTAGTATAAGCTCCATGTCCAAATGGTGCTGCTGATACAGGGTATGAACCTTGCTCTTTAACTTCTACTCTAATATATTTTGAGTTATTCAACCAATCACCATATTCAGTAATTTTACCAGTTGAATCAATTGTCATAAATCTATCACCAATTACTCTAGCTATAAAGTTAGGAGATGCAGGGTCTAAGTTTACGTTGTTAAATGTTTCTAATACTGATTTTCTCTTATCAGTATCATTGTATGCTCTTACAGATACAGAGAATGTAGAGTAATCAGTTGCTCCATCTTCACCAGCTGCTTTCACATTAGAAATACCGATTTTAAATCTTGTGTTTTCGTTGTTACCATATCCTAATGTATGGAAACGGAATAA